GTATACAAGAGCATCCGTTCCTTCTTGTTTAAAGGTGGCGGCTTTATTTTTAGCTTCCGTCATTGCGGCATCAGCACGACGAGCTTCTTCCATTGCTTTGCTTTGAGCGTTTACATCGCCAGTCAATTCAGCAATCTTTGCTCTTTGTTGAGCTTTATTAAACAGTTGTTGTTCTGTATTGGCTTTTTGCAAATATGTTGATGCTTGACCAGCAAGAGTTTCTTCGCCATCTGCAGTTTTTAAATTAAATTTACCGCCAAATGGGTCTACAGCCATACCAGCCAATGGTTGAGCATTTGCAGCAGGAGCCATATCTTGCTGTGCTTGTTTAAGTGCTTGTTGCTGTAAATCTAATTGACCTTGTTTAACATCATATTGCTGTGCTTCCATTCCGCCTTGACGAAACGAACCATAAGGGTCAAATTGCTGACCTAGTTGTAACATTTCTAATGGAGATGCCATGTTATTGCCTTAGTTGAAATTTGAACTATTGTAGTTTGCGTACAATGTAGCCAATGGATTTAACACGCCACCTGCACCAGAGGCAATGGCAGATAATCCACCAAGTGTAGAGCCAATGTTTGTTGCTCCAATATTAGAACCAGCAGTAGCCGCAGCAGCAGGAGATTGTGTAGCACCAGTTAAACCAGCCAACATTTGTTCTTGTTGAGTTAAGCTAGACTGAGCATATTGCTGTCCAAACTGTTGTGCTTGTAACAACCCACCACCTGATACTAAACGACCTTGTGCAGCTTGTTGAGCCTGTTGAGCTTGTAAGCCTTGTTGAAGATTGAATTGGTATCCAGGAGTGCTAGTAACTGTACTAGGATTTTGTAATAAATTAAATAACTGTGAAGATAGCTGAGACTGGTATGGTGAAAATGGGGCAGCTTGTTGTGGAGTAACTCCTGTTCCACCCATTAATTTTGAACCACCAGCAATCTGAGCTGCACCACCAGCTAGTTTAGATAATGCACCTAAACCACCAACAATTTGAGAACCTGTACCAGCACCACTTAATAATGAGCTTAATGCGCTTGTACCACCACCAGCACCTGCAGTATTTGCAGCCAATCCAGCAGAAGATTCTAAAGAAGATAATGATGGAAGATTAATTCCTCCTGAAGCACCAGTTGCTGTTGGACTTATTCCAAATCCACCTGAAGCTGCTGCTTGAGATTCAAGAGATGATGTAGCACCTGCCAATTGAGATGATGTAGCACCTGCAGAAGCTAATTGTTGTCCAGTAACTCCTAATTGACCAAGCTGTTCTGCGCTAACTCCAGATTGCAACAATTGCGCTGGAGCAACACCCGATTGCAATAATGTTCCAGCATCAACACCAGCACCCAATAAACTTTGAGCACTAACACCAGCTTGTACTAGGTTTTGTGCGCTAAATCCTGCGGATAAAAGAGCTTCTGGAGATGCTCCTGCAGCAACCAATTCTCCAACTGGAGCACCTGCAGCAGCTAATGAGCCAGCGTCTACTCCAGCAGATATTAATGACTGTACACTAGCGCCACTTGCTAATAAATCACTAGCACTTGTTCCAGCAGATACTAATTCAGGGACGCTAACACCAGCAGCAAGAGCATCACCTACTGTTGCGGCACCTGCAGCTACATCTGCTGCGGTAACGGCTGCTGCTCCTACTTCTCCTGCTGCTGCTGCACCAGCACCAGCCTCACCTGCTCCGAATATTACTTCTCCGACTGCTGCGGTTGATTCTGCCATAATCCTATCCTATCATTTTTCCAAACATACGTTCGGTTTCTTTGTATCCTAAACGTTCAAATATTGCACCAACATCATGGTGCAATTTAGTATTCATAACAAGGCGTTGTACTCCATAGCCTTTTAAAATTTCTTCGTTCTTAATGAACAATTTTACACCTGTCAAGCCCTTACGATAATCTTTAGATATGAAAAATATATCGTTTGTAGCGGTTAAACTGTCTTTATAATGCAAACTATAATTAACAATACAAATGCAATAACCTATTAATTTACCGTCATCTCTAGCGGTAACAATCCTCATCATTCCAGAATTGCATAATTTTTCATACAATTCATAGTTTGGGTTAAGTTTAATAACCTCTTTATGTAGGGCTATCTCCTCCCAATGGTCTTCAAGTAATGGCTTAATTTCGTCAATTACTTGCTCAAAAGTCTCTTCTTGGTAGCAAATCACGTATCCCCCTGTTCCACGTTGCACTCTAAATACTCTAAGCGCAATGGTACATTATCTGCGTGAAGGAAGTCAAACGCACGTCTACGAGCTTGTCCGTTACGTGATACTTGAGATTTGGGGGCGTTTAAATTAACGTTTTGCCAGTTTGAGAATGTTTGGTAATCATCATTGGTATATCTCAATAATGCGTAAGAATCTATCTTATCGCCAATTACTTGAACATCGCCAAAGAACTTTCTGTCATTGTTACCAAAATCACTAATTGGGGTACGAACAAACACTTGAATTGGATTACCATAATCTTCATAAGTGTTGGGGTCAAATTGATATACTTGACCAGTTACATAATGTTGGATTAGGTCTAAATCATTGTATTTTGCGTAAAATGCCCCTAAAAACTGCCCTTCTAGGTTATTCTCAGTAGAAGTCCAATATGTCCAGCCTTGTTGTGCAAAATCATATACTAGGGTAATCCCTATGTCTCTAAGGGTTAATACGTATAAAGAATGTCCTGCAGTCTTAATACTAAAGGCATAAGCATAGTCTGGGTCGCAACGATTGATGATTCTTTCAATGTATTGATTAGATACTACTTGTGGTGTTTGACCAGCTAAAGCATAAACTTGAAATCCCTTTTGATGACTTGATGCCATCCAAACAAGGGTATTATCCATTTGCACTAAAGAATCTTCTGCTGCTGCTCCAACCTGCAATACGTTGTTTTGGTATGGTAAAAATGGGCTTCCTGGAGAGCTTCCAGCATCATAAAAAAACTCCACGTGATGGGAACCAAAAGTAACAATGTAGTTAGCCGTTCTACCAATAGCTAATAATGGGTCAGCATCGGATACTACTCCAATGTAATTAATTGCTTGCCATGTAGTAGGGTCTTCAACGTTGCTGTTATACAACAGTCCAGCAGGAGTTCCGACTACATAATATCCATCCACAAATACAGCACCTGATACAGTTGTTCCAGGATAAGACGTGGTAAATGTTAATGTAGTGCTTCCGCTTGCAGTAGCGTTTTGACTTAATGTTAATGCTGTGCCATAAATAGCTAATACGTATGTTCCAGTTGGTATGCCAGTTCCAGTAACAATTTGACCAACCTGAATTGCTGTATTAGACGATGTTAGGGTTACTACTGCGCTTCCGTTAACAGTTGAACCAGCTTGAGTAGTAATCGTTCCCTGAAGGTCTAATATGGTCTGTGTGGCTATGGTATACACATACCCATGATTCTCATTTTTAAAGAATACTTGAGTACCGTCTACTGAGTAAATCCAGTCATATTCATCCCCGCCATCGACAGGGGTAGAGTTAGCAACTCCATTGTCATAGAACGTAGTTCCAATAATAGTAAGTAAGTGGCTACCAGCGGCAAATATACCAAGTCCTGCTCCTGTAGGTAATGTTTGATATGTACTTAATCCTGGACGCTTTAGAATATATAGTGATTCTTTAGTTTTAGATTCAAGAATAGCGTTCCCAACTTTACTATCTTTTTCTAACGTGCCATCACGAGTGCCAATATTATGGGCTAATGAAATGCGGGATACTGGCATTGTGTATCCTTAACTATAAAAACGATTGGAAGGAGAAAATGCTGTACTTGCTTCTTCTTGGCTCCAGTCAGTCATTACTTCCTCTAGTTTAGCGGCACGTTGAGCTAGTTCAGCACGCACTTGTGCGGGAACGCCATACTCAAGAGCCAATTGGTCTGCTAGTCCAAACTTAAGGGTGTTAAACCACTCTGAAGGAAAGTCTAATATTTGACTAGGTGTTAATACGTCATCTACAGGCATCTGTACTTGTAGGTGAATTGTGTAACCTGTTGCAGAAGGAGTGTCGTAAACGTACAACACACCATTGTTTAATTGTGGGTCATAGTAAACTTGGTTAGGGATTCCTTGAGAAGGCTTATAACCTTGTTGCATATACTCTTGACGAGATATAACCATTAAGGTGGTATCTTGGTTTTGTGGGTTACGGATAAAAGCCATAACAACTCTTAAAGGGCGTGTACATACTACATCACCTGTAGGGCCAAGATTATAAGTATTCTGTCCAATAACCATAGGAACTTGTAGGTCTTCTACTTTCCATAATGGCATACCTTTGGTCTGTAGCTGTTTAATGTACAGATTTAGGGCTTGGGAACAATTGTCGTAATCAGAAGGGGTGGGTTCATCACCTGCGCCAATAACGCCTAAAACACGCAAGGCACCTTGGATTACTTTGTCACGGGATTGTGTGTATGCAGCTGTCATATTAACCCACCAATGCTTTTACTTCGTCTTGTGTAGAAACATCAGGAAAGGTTATCCCAGCACTTCCGTCAATTATTGTGGTCATACTATGTCCTCTGCTGGAATCGCTACATTGCCTTCAGCTACCCATGCTAGGTAGGCTTGGTAGTCTGTGTTGGCTTCATCCATAGGTATGCAAGCTCCGTCTGTTGTGCAAATTACAGAATTTACTTCACCACCGACAAATATTGGTTTACATTGTTTATACATATTACAACTCCGAAGATAAAGAAATAAAGGCTGTAGCATCAGCGTTGGATAATAAAACTACTCCATTGCCAGCCGCCCCCATTGCCGCACCATTTACTTGCAACATAGATGAAGATACTCCTGTATAAGTTGCTGCAATACTTGTAAGGGAAGCATAACTTCCCCCTGCGCTATAACCCATAGTTCCGCTATACGCAATAGTTGGTGATGCCCTCATAACCTGGGGAAATGTTAAAGCTATATTTGCTGATGTAGTAGTATTCATTGAGCCACTACCATACGCTTGATAATTTGAACTACCTTGTGGGCTTGCCCCTAACTTTGCATAATATCTTTGACACAAAGCTAACTCTTGTTGATACTGACGATACTCATATCCAGTAGCACTACTTCCTACTTCTAGTTGAACACCAGTAATGTAGAAGGTTGCTCCGCTTGTTCCTACTACGGATGTTGCACCTGTTACACCATAATAATTACCAGCAGTCCAAGAACCTGCGGCAACTCTATAAGTTGAGCCTGTACCTAAATCAAAAATTAAACGAAGCCCAAGACCATTAGTAGTTAGCCAAGTGCCTGATGTATCGCCAGCAATAGTGGTTGAAATAGTAGTCCAAGTGTTAGCTACAGGGATTGAATAAGTAAAACCATACGCTCTTGTGCCAGCATTGTTTCTAACAAGACCACCAAAAGTACCAGTTAATGAACTGTAAACTTGAAAGCTAATTGTTATTGTTTTAGCGTTAGCTGTACCCCAGCCCAAATCAGCAATGTTGTAACCTTCAATTGCTTGAGAAACTCCAAAAACATCGGCGGCGGCTAATGGTGTATAAGCAGTTAAAGATGTAACACCTAGATAATTGGTAAATCCTATTGGTGGTGTTACAGAACCAGCATTTTGTTGAATAGACATTTTACTAGCTACACCAGCAAATCCAATCCATCTATCAAGAGTATAAGCATCTGTCGAAAGAGTAACACTAGCACCAGCGTTTCTTTGGTCAATAACCATCGCACCATTGATAATGCGATTCTTTAGTGTTGAAGCGTTACCAGCACCTAGTACACCACCAGCCGTTGAAGTCGTTACTGTATCGACATTAAGATTTCCGTATGCCATGTTATGTTCCTGAAGTATTAGCTAATAGATAGTAAACAGTACCACCAATATTAATAGCTATCTTATTAGTTACTGTTGCTAAAACAGAGCTAGAAACTCCTGTAGAAACAAGAGCATTACCTGTTAAAGCTGGCATTGTTATAGTATTTGTACCAGCTACAGAAGGTACTGTAACTGTAACAGTACCGCTTGTATCGCCACTGATAATTACTGAACTCATATATTTTCCTTAAAGTATTACCCAGCGACTACCGCTTGGTACTGTGACAGATTGTCCACTTGCCACAGAAACTGGGCCGACTGATAAAGCATTTCTATTAGTGCTAATTGTATAGCTAGAAGAGATTGTTTGAGTGTTTTCGGTTAATCCACCGCTTGCAAGACCAGCTTGTGCTGCTCCGTTCATTACACCTGCGGTAATTCTTAGTTGAACCTGGTCACCACCAGTAAATGCTGAAGCAGTAGTGCCTTCTTGCGCCCTTACGATTGTCATTATGTCGGTAGACAGAGCAGTAACTTTTACAATCTCAATAGGTGAGCCACTAATTCCAATAAGAGTTAAAAGGAAATAGTCACCGCTTGTAGGGTTTGGAAACAATACACCAGTGCCACCTGTAACGGTTAATGAAGTAGCCCCACTAGTAATACTAGCCGCTAAGTTGGTTGATGCGTTATTGGTAAACAAAATAGCCATTTATTACCCTAATGTCGTAGTATTTAGTGCTGCACCGTTTACTACCTTACTAGCAGGTGTAAATGGATATTTAGTGGTGATTAAACTTACCACCGATGATACACTAACTGATAGTATTCTATACAAAAATTTGATAAAACTCAATGTAATTACTGGTATTTCAGTAACTGTTAAATCTGCTATATATACAGGCGGTTGGTCTGGGCGAGATACAGGTACTGACATATCATCTCGCACACCTTTAACATAGTCTTGAGGTTGTCGAGGCTCCCAACAACCATTAGCCGTACAAACGTATAAACCGTCCCA